TTTACTCATCGATCGTAATAAGGTCCTTAGTGCAGACTCCGGAAACTTCGCATTGAGGCGGAGTGCACTCAGGCTTTGTCCAGTTTTCGTATTCTTGGCACTCATATCTAACCCACCCATCGTAACCGCACCCCGATAGGAGGATAGTCCCCACTATCGCCCCTATCAGGGCCCGGATCATTTAGAGCCTAGACCGTACTGCTTCTCGCTTGGTTGCACGGCTTTAAGTAGTGGCCCTACTAAGCCTGCGATAAACGCATTAGCTAGTACTTTAGGATCTGAGATACCGGACATATACAACGCCGCTGCACTAGCTAAAGCTGCTCGAGCGTATGATTTACCGGCGGATATTAGCTGCTCTTTCATTTTGTTACTCCTTAGTGCCCTTAAGGATTTAGATAATTATAAGCCTAAACTCTTTATTAAGGCTTGAGCCTTGGCAGGTGTCGCTTGTACCTCAAAGTGCATATCGTCGGGTCTAGACTTAAAATCGCCGCCCCACTTGAGCCCGTATTTTTTAGCTAGGGCCCGAATCATTGGTACCTTTTCAGCCGGGAAAGTATCGTACTTACCGAGTGGATGCTTTGTAGCGTTTAGATCAATAGCTGTACCGGATGAGTGGCAGCTAAGTTTATCGGTTGTACCGCGCACCATCCTAAAAGCGTAGCCCCAGTCATCAAAGGTACCTTCATCGATCGGCTCGATTAGCTCGTGAAACTCTGCAGCAAAGGCGGCCAAAAGTGGGCCCACACTCTCGGCACACCTAAGCTTACGATCCGTACCCTTTACAGGGTAGGACTTTATCTTTATTTCATCGGGGTTTTTAGATGCCGGATAGCCGTTATAGCTCGTTAGCATTTTCTTTATCTTTATTTAGATAAGCCTGATAGTCAGAGTTAGCAGGATCGGCAGTAAAACTTGTTATTGTGCCGTCTGCGTTTTCGCGAGAAATAACTTGAATTGGTTCTTCTTGGATTATTGTGTATTTCATTATAACTCCGCTGTAAATAGTAGGTAACTTGAAGTATTGTTATTAGATAAAATAGTGCCAAAAGAACCAGCCGTTAAACCGCTTGCTACGGTTGCGTCTATACTTGCTATTTTATTTGAAGAAGCAGCCCCGTTAATCGCTGGCACTGCTGAGCAAGCGGTAATAACATCTGCGCCGTGATTTACTGCGTAATTTGAGGCTGTGCCTGTTGTGGTTAAAGAAGGCGCGGTTCTCATTTCAACAGGCAAAAAGGTGTTCCCGTTGCATTTAGTCGTTGAGTAATTTAAGCCTCCTGCGTAACGGTTGTATGTAACATCTGCTTTATACATAACGCAGTACCTTTGGCAAGCAGCCAATTCGCCTTGCTTAGTGCCTGTTGCGGTTTGGAAAGGTGTAGCGGTTGAACCTGCTTCTAACTGAACTCCCCAGAGATCAATAGTTGCGCTATTTAAGTTATTGGAGAACTCTAGATACACCTGCAAGAAAGACGAACCGCCTATTGTCTTTCCTGAAATTGAAGGAATTGAAACGGTTGTCGAGTAGCGAACCCAAGAAGTCGTAAGAGTTACAGAAGTCCCGAAGTTATTAACTGAACTTGAGCCACCTGCGCCGAAGTTTTGAAGCAGATTTGGAGCAGAAGTAACTGAAGCCGAAGCCTTGGCCCAGTAAGAAAGAGTTGCCGTTTGACCTGCAAATGTTCGGACATCTTCGACCTTTTGAGAATAGTTGGCATAAGTCGAAGTTGAGCCGCAAGTTAAACGCGCGAAGAACTGTCCTTCATATCCTGCAACTGGAGCAGCTCCAGCCGTAAAAGTTTGTTGGCTAAAAGATGAAGTTCCAGCGCTAAAGTTACATTGAGCCAAGAAGCGGTCTGCGCCATAAGCGGCTGTTGAAGTAGTCAGCGATATAGAAGTGCCGCGTTGCCAGACGCCAAAGTCTGCATTTATGATTTTATTTTTTCCAGCCGCGAATTGACCGCCGCCAAAATTGGCTTGATCGAAAGAGACTGTAACCGTACCTGAAGTACCGCCGCCTGTAATACCTGTACCGGCTGTAACTCCGGTTATGTCTCCTGCAGCATCCGTAACCCAAGTAAAGTCCATATCGGTATTAGAGTTTTTGCTAAGTACTTGCCCTGTAGTGCCGCCTTTAAGATCGACAAGTGAAGCATCGATCGAATCACCGAGTGCCTCGATAGCTGTAGCGCCATCTTTTACAAGGTCGGTCGAGGTAGGTACGGGCCAGTTAAAGTTAGGCGTTACTGTTGCCATTAGGTTAAACCTCCAAAAGCATTTTGCCAGATAAGAGTAGCATTTACACCTGTCCATATAAGGGATCCGGGTGAAACGGTATCCCACTGTGGCGCGACCAGTGAGAAATCTGTAGGGCTTAGAGTAAGGGTTAGATCGACATAACCCGGAGTAGCTTTAATAGCGTACCCCTCGACAAAGCCATTAAAAGAGCCATTAAACATATTAATAGGTAGGTCATTAATTACCATAGGCTCACCAAAAAACGCATTTATAAGCTTGTCTCGCTCGGCATCGGGTAGCTCTGAGTTATCAAGTCTAAAGGTAATGCTCTGTAGCTGCTCTCGAGGTATAGCTCTAAGGCCTAGCTCTCGAGTCATAAGGGTATTTACATCGGCTAGGTTATGGAGGTTAGTAGTAACGCTAAGCTGATAGCGGCCATAGTTAGCTACCGAGTCTGCATCGAGGGCTGTAGCTTGGCTAGCGTAGTTATTACCGTAATTAAATACTAAAGAGTTACGGATCTTGCCTATTTGTAGGATCGTTTTAACCGTAGACGGTATGGCGTAATTCGCCGATAAAGTCGTATATCCATAGGTGGATAGGTACTGCGTACGGTGGTCGGTGTCGGCATAACACACGCGCCCGGCTTTGTCCTCGTATATTGCCCCTTGTGCGCTTTGTGCGATCTGAGCGCATAAGTTATAGCTGTTAGTAGGCTCAGCTGCTCGAGAAATCATCTCGTAAAGGCCCGGCTGATCGATCTCTCCTAGCCCTACGTTTTCTGCATTAGCCCACGTAGTCGTAGGGTCGTAGTTAAACCACTGCAGGGCCGGCGCTACCTCAAACCACGAGTTAATAAGCAGCTCATTAAGTACGTCGTAGATTTGGTTGCCGTCCTCATCCTTGGCCAAGGCATCCGGGAAAAGCGCTTTAGTCAGCTTGGCTAGAGATCCTACGGCTAATATATTACCGATCGTTATAAAACCTACTTCCTCAGGGGAGCGTACCGAGATACCAAAATCGGATACGGTACCGCCGAAAACAGGTACATAGGTGCCGGCACTATTCTTAAGCTCAAGAGTGAGTACATCGGTTACGTCAATATCAAAAGGCGTATTATCTAGGTTAATAATCTCCATACGAGCGTAGCCCGCGTTACATTGTAAATCTATATCATCGCGGCCAGTGGCCATATTTACCGCTAGGACGTTATCGTAAACTGTAGTACCTACCGTAATCCTCCACTCCGGTAGCCAATTACTCATAGTACCTACCTGCGCCTCGGTTTACCGTAGTGCCTCGATATGTAGACTGATTAAGTACATCCTCCACAGCTCTAGCTATAGCCTCAGGATCGCTACCTATACCTGCGTTAATAGTTATATCGTAGTTACGATCTGCATTTTGTGATGGGTTAAAAGTAATGCCTGCCATAGAGTTTAATGCGGCAGAGCTTAGCACCGGAGGATTTAATAAATCGTAGTTACGATCTGCATTTTGTGATGGGTTATAGTCAAGTCCCGGGACTAAAGGGCTAGTTTGTGGGCTAATTTTTGTCTCGGCTTTACCTAGTAATGCTAGGTAATCTTGTAGGGCTTTTAGGCGAGCCGCATCGGCTAAGGCTTGAGCCTTGGAGATTCGATCGATCATAGAAAGCTCGGCAGACTCGAGTAATAGGTTACTTGTCTTAGCTGCGTTATAGGTATTACTTAGAGAGGCCAAGCGCGCTATCTCGGTTAGCTGTATCTGTACGCGCTCGCTGTAGGCCTCTTTAGCCATTAAGGAGCCGGCAGCCGTTATAGCAGCGTTATATTTCTTAAACGCCTCCTCGCGGGCTAGTTCCTTATTACCCTCGGCCATCTTGCTATCGTTGATAACTTTAAGCTCTGTAAGCAGCTGAGTATTTAGGGCTTGGAGAGTGGCGCTACTAATTGTCTCTACGCCTGCTAGCTTTTGTAAATCGGCGTTTTTCTGAAAGGCGGATAGCTCTCTAATTTTCTTTAGAGCCTCGTCACCTTTGTCCTCCTCGATAAGCATAAGAGCCTCGAGGCGGAGCTTTGTCTCTTTGTCGTAGGTAGCTTGTAGAGCTGCAGCTAGCGAGATCCGGGTACTATCAAAAGCGGCAGCGGCTTTAGATAACGATATTTTATTTTTCTCTGCTCGAGCTGCTTTATCTCTTTCGGCTGCTAGGCGCTTGGCGTTCGCTAAGGCTTTAGCCTCGGCATCTGCTCTTTGTTTAGCTAATTTAGCCTCGGCTATGGAATCTTGGCCGCCCTCAAAAAGGCGCCCTGCTCGAGGTCTAGGTTTGTTCATAAAGCCGGTTGGATCACCTGCAAAAATTAAATCTGCGAAAGGCTGAGTAGCATTAATAAACTTCTCTAATACATTAGCGCCATAGCTAAAAGCATCGAATACGTCTTTACCCCACGAGCTCATCTCGATTAATGCGGCGCGAGTATTTTCGGCAAGTTTAACCATATCGTCGGATAACTCCTCGACGGAGGTATTACCGGATAAAATCAAAAGTGAATCGATAAGGCCTTGGCCTATGATCTCCTGAGCATTATCGGCCGCTTCACCTAATACGCGCATCTTGCCGGCGTAGGTATCTAGCTCGGCCTCAGCTGAGCCCTTAAACTTTGTAGTAAGTAATGTAATCGCATCCTCAAACTTGAGGGTCTTTAGCTCGGCTTTTGTAAGCCCTAAATTATATTTAGTTAAACCTTTATTATTACCTACGTAAGCATTTGCTAAATCTTGGTTTACGGTTAAAAGATCCTCGGTAGATCCTGCAGCTATTGATAGGGAATAGTTAAGTAGCTCTGTAGATTTATTAGCTGAGCCTGTAACTCCTACTAGCTTTTGAAAAGCCTCGCGTAATACCTCGCCCTGTAGGCCATACTTAGCCGAGATATCCTCTAAGTTACGCTCGATCTGAGGTACCTCAAAAGCAAGCCCTAGGTTTTTAACTACTTGTGCTAGTCGTACCGCGGACTTTTCATTTTCTGCAAAAGCCTTAACCGCATTTTTGCCATAGTTAGCTAAAGCTGCAGCTCCAAAAGTTATACCAAAAGCTTTACCAAGGTTCTTTACGCTTTTCTCAAACCCGGATATCTGCTTTTGGCCTTTACCGAGGGCTTTACCGTTCCAAGTGCTAACGGCATTTACAACTAGACTAGGTATATTTAGCGCCATTATGCAGCCTTACCGTAACGGCCTTTATTAAAGGCGGCTACTGTGTTTTCGATAGCACGTATAACGGCTGCTTGAGCTTTACCCTGATCCTCGGCCCACGCTCTAAAGATCATACGGCCGCGCTGTTGTCGCTGATCTCCATATAGAGGGCCCATACGACTAATAAAGTGAGCGCCTGCTCCTGGGTTATTTGATTTACTCTGCGAGGATCCGCCCGGGTTAGCTCGTCCGGCAGTCTCGTAAATAGCACCGGCGGCAGACTTATTAGCTACGTAGTACAAAGCCTGCCATCCATTTTTATTACGAGTGCCTGCAGCTTGAGAATAGTAAATACCCTTTTTAACCGTCTCATAGTCATAAAGCGGAAATAGGCGTAGACGGCCCTCAGTGTTAAAAGTTCTAAAGGCCGAGTTTTTGGCAGTAATTGTTTTACCTACGGTGTTTTCGTTCCATCCGTATAAGTTATCCGGCTGAGGTGAGGGAGCGTACCCTCGAGCCTTATCGCGGATAGGGATCATTACTGCCTTGATTTCTTTATTCATCTCTTTAAGTAGTTCAGGATCTACTTTACGGATAGCTTTAAGAGTGGTTTTAACGCCTTTTATTTCTATTGGCATATCTCTCGGCCTCCTTAGCTTGATCGTTTAATACTTGTATGAGCATCTTGTACATTTCTGTATCGAGTTCGAGGACTGACTGAGGCGAGATCCCTAACCTAATAGATAGCTGTGCTACCTGATAAGTAAGGGAGTCTCGCCCTAGCCTAAAGGTTCATCGTCTAAGACCTCGACCTTTACTAACTCGTCCAAGAAATCGGCCCCGAAAGGTTTTACGACTACCCCACTTGTGCGTAAACACTCGTGAGCTAGCCAGTAAATATCCGACTGCTTCTCGTCATCTCTAAAGGCTTTGTGAAAACCTTTTTTTGCGTATAACTCAAAGGCATACTCAATTCGAGGCGTGATCTGATGCTCAGTTACCTCGCCGTTAGCCCTTGTTATTTTGAGTCTTGCCATTTGTTGCCCCTTTGTTAGTTAATTAAACCGTAGTGTCTACT